ATTGCCATTAAACCAGTCAGCTCCACACGACTCCCTAAAAGGCCCCTGCCAGAAGGATTTTTCGTTATTAACGATAAAACCCAACTGGTTAAGAGCCTCAGTAAGAAGAGTGTATCCTCGGGAATTGATAATTATATCATCACCGATGATGCTGACCTCGCCCTCCAGGTCTAATAGTTCAGAAACAGCCTTCGCGATCGAATAAAAGAGCAAGCTCTCCAGTTCGAAAGTGAAGCCATTCCCCATACTACTAAACTTGTGAAGTTCGCGGGGACCGTTAGGCGTATTAATCTCCCCAGTGGTCAACTCCGAAAGGAAGTCAAACCATATTTCTGGTAGGAGAAGCCTAACAACGCTGATCGAAACCGTGTCCGACGCACTAGAGAGGTCTACAGTGGCATAACCACCATGAACCGACCCTTCGCACGCAAGACGTTGATTTCTTGTCTGATCGCGTAGGTTAATCCCGACGCAACGTAGCATTCTATCCTTTAAATAGCCACCGACCCCTTTCTGGAAGATTCCATTAAGCGTTGGCTCGACTACTATAGGACGAAGGCTACGCGCATCCTTAGGCACGTAAGTCAATTTACCAGCGTGGACCTCGATCTCAGGGTAAAATATCAACTCTGATTCATCATCAGAATCAACCGATCCGGTTCTCTCTAGAAATCGTTCTAAAGAGTCGCGACCGCCCTGTGAAGACCAGGCCCATAATGGCACTTCTGCTAAGAAGCGGCCAACTACTGGCAAAATCTCACGACTACACGCTAGTCTTGCAGATATCTTCGCACGAGGCGAAGCAATCCGCCCTTTCACGTTTGTTGTGGCCCCAGGCCCAAAGGAGAACGTTAAGTCTTTTGGATTCGGAACAGGACCGAGGATACGCTTGATTATACGTCTGGAGAGGTGAATTACCTTCCAAACGTCGGGAGTTACCCGACAAGCGTCCAAGGCCGCGTTCGTTTCCGCACACTTTTCCTCCATCTTCCAGAACTTCTCCTCAGCAACTTTGCGAGGGTTCATACCAAGGTCCATCCATTCTTGTTTAGCAAACAAGGCATGGACTTGCCTGGCACAGACCAAATCGCGCAGATCATCACACCGACCATAGTCGAATTTGAAATTAATCAAATCGACATAGCGGCCGGATGCGACTAGCTGGGAAAGATCCCTCGTTAGGGGACCACCTAGATCTGAAAGTAGACTGGAGACTTCCTATAAGAATCTTAGTGATTCTTCAGGGCTTCGGATATCAGTCCAGTTGCTCATTATGAGTTCCTTAGTCCGGCATTGTACCGGGTGACGTGATAGGTTCCTGCCTTATTAGTTTGGCAGTATACCATTGGTAAAGAGCAGCGGGATGTGGAGCACGGAGTTCTTCCATGCGTCCCCAGCCGCCGTGTTGCTCAGAACGCCGGTAGCAGTTGTGCTGCTAGCGCCCTGAACGAGCCCCATACCGATCTTCAGGAGGTTGGCGCGGTCCGCGATCGTAGAACGAGCGTTGGCGAACATCGTAACGATGATCGTATCAACGTAAGCTACTTTCGGAGGGGCCACGTAACCCGATGAAGTTCCAGAAGCGCCAAGAGTCTCCATCACGGGGACCTTCACGTTTAAGGTACGCTTGTATGAACCGTCCTTAACAACTTCCTCAGTAATGGTAGCCGTCATTTGTCCCTCAAAAGGGACTCCTGCGATTGCCGTACGGTAGAAGGGGTTAGGGGTATCGGTGACAGGCATGAACGTATACTCCACAGGGGAGGTAGCGTCATCCTTCACAAGCATATTTGTCATTGCACCCATTAGATGTCTCCAAAGTTACAAATTTTGATAGGAGGAATTTCCCACCAAATCAACTTCAACTTAAAAACCGTTGGCTAGCAAGTGCTACCGCATTCCAAAATCGGCGAGAAGAATTAATTCCGCCAAAATTAAAAGTTGGAAAGGGAACAACAGGAGGAGTACCAGAATAGGTACGTTGCATTTTAGTATACGTCTCGGCAATCGAAAGATTACCGGTTAGTTGTCTACAATACATCCCACTGTAGTAATTAGGCAGGACGCCTAACCACCTAATGTCCGCTGCACTTTCTTTCTTCCAAACGTCTGTGATTAACCATCTCCCCTTCAAAGAAGGGATTTGATTTAAGTTATCGAGGTACGTCCCAAAAGGGATAAACCAATCGACCACAAACGAGTAGGGAACTAGTTCCCATATTAGCGACGCCGGGTTTTGAACACCTAGCTGTCTTGATACCGACATTTCTTCGTACATTTCGTACTGCACCAGTCTCTTCACTTTCCCACGGCTAATAGCCGTGAAATGTGTAGGAGATCCAGAATGTTGGTGACTATATGGTTTACTTATAGATGCCCGCACAATAGCGGATCGCGGACCCTCAGAAATAGCATGAAAAGCTTTCATAGCTTCCCATGAATCTGAGATAAGCGGTAACCATCCATATTGAAGTTCCAGCCAACGACCCGAAATATCAGTCGGTTTTAAGGCCGAGCGCTTCCGGGCGGAGGTGCCTAACTGTCTTGCAGCAGTAGCGAAATCGCCATGCTTAAGAGCCAGGATAGACCTCCCTAACTTTGACAAGTTGGTAGACAGCGTTCCTACCGTTTCCTTCATTTGACCTAGATTAACAGCTAGGTTAAATTCGTGCCCTTTTACTTTTGACAGTAATTTGGACAAAAGTTTATTTTGTTCATTTGAAGTAAAAGTAGTGCTGTCAGAGTATTGGCCCCAAGAGGGGATATACTCGATGGATTGGAGAGGATCACCCGGATTCAATGGCCCCGGATTAAACGTGGCCAAGAACCGGAACCCTCTCTGATACATCACCCGTGAACGTACTGACGATTGGTAATTGTTCCATTTCGTCCTTACGCCACCAGCATATGGTTCAG